ATCTGCGGAATCATTCAGGCTTTCGAGTTTGGATCTGGCGGAATCAATCGCGCTCTGCAGGCCGGACAGGCGCTGGTCGTCCAGCAGATCAAATTTGTTGGCAGCGGTGGTGCTCAACCGGTTGAGTTGGTCCAGGCTGTAGGAGCCGGATTCAATCCGGTGCTGTAGGTTTTCCATTGCCACGGCCTGAGCCCAGAACTTTTCCTCAACTTCTGCAGCAGCCAGAGCTGTATCTGCAAACCATGCCGCCAGGCTGCTGGACATTAGGCTGCGGCGGGCGCTGGCCAGCTCATCGGTTCGCTGGCGGGCTTTCTCCAGGGCGTCAGATGCGCTCTCCGCTTCCGATACAAACTGATTGCCACCGATCTTCATTTCAAACAGATTGCGGGCTGCTGTGCTCAGTGCGCTGACAGATTCCCGGGCGTTGGTCAATGCCTGGCCAAATGCACCGCCCCATGCTGCCTGCCACTTCTCTTTGAACTCCTGCGCTCCCTGGCTTGAGTTATTCATCTTTGAACTCCTGCGCTCCCTGGCTTGAGTTATTCAGGGTCTGAGACAGCCTTGTCACCTTTTCTTCGGCCTGTTCTCCGCCCTGCTGGATGCCATCCATGCCCTGCCGGATATTGACTCCCAGATCGACATTCGCGCTGTCCAGCTGCAGCATCTTCTGGCGGATAGATTCAAGGGCTGCGTTTGCCCCTTCCGCGCCGATTTCCCCAGCGTCTTTCAGGCCCTTTATCTGCTCCTGCAGTTTCAGCAGGCCGTCCTTGGTGGATACCGAATCCAGGGCCTCTGCGAATTTCGTTTTGAATGCATCCGCTGCCTGCTCACTGGCTTTCTGAAACTGCTCAACGGATACCTTCCCGTTATCCATTGCCTGCTGCAGGCCTGATGCCAGCTCTGGGAGCGCGTCAATTCCGATTTTGTCCAGGGCCTGAGTGAATGCGTCAGCAATCTGGTCACCGGTAGCTTCTGTGTTGCTTGCAATCCGGTTGAATGTATCGACAGTTTCACGCTCGATGGTGGTCAGCCCGGAGCGGTATTTCTCAGGGTCCAAACCAAGTTTGTCCAGATCACTGTTCAGATCTTCGACGGCCTTTCCGGCAGATTCTGCGGCTGCTGCCACTCCATTGATCCCGGACTTGCCTCGCTCCCCTGCGTCCTCCAGCTTCTTGCCTGTTTTCTCGCCGTCTTCGCCAAGCTTCTTCTGGGCATCGGCGGTCTTCCCAGCCTGCGCGAACATCTCAGCATAGGTGTTGTCAACCTCCGCCAGCTTCACCTGCAGGCGGTCATATGCAGCAGAGATGTTTTCCAGGGTGTTGCTATCTACCTTGGTATTCAGGACCTCAAACGCGAACTTGGCACGCTCGGCCATCTTTGTGAGACCGGCCGCCAGCGCGATACCTGCCCGTTCGATCTCGACAAATTCATCTTTGAGGTAGGTACCGACTTCCCAGCCAACGAACGCTGCACCGACAAGAGAAACAGCCTTTTGCAGTCTGCTCATCCTTTCAGCAGCTGCATTGATTTTTGCCGGCATTGCCGTCAGGGTGGCGGACATTGTGGTCAGGCTGATGTTCGCGGTTTTTACCGCCCCGGCCATTTTCACCGCAAACGCCGTCAGGGCCACAGAGCCAACGATTTCAGCGCCGGCCTTTATGTCGTCCAGATGGGCCGCCATTCCCTCCAGCACGCCCACCAGGGTATTCGTGATTTCAATCAGCTGCGGATTTATTGCCTCACCGGAGGCGACCTTCAATTCCTCAAACCGCTGCCCCAGCGTATCCAGAGCGCCTTCCAGCGTGCCATCAGCCATGGACCTGGCGACACCACCGACCTGAGCGGCGATCTGTTCCAGGATTATCTTCTGGGCTTCTGCGACGTTGCCGGTATCAACCAGCGATTTGATAACGTCCTTCTGTGATTCGGTGAACGAAACGCCAGACCGGCGGAGAGCCGTCAGTCCTTGTTCTGGGTCTTCCAGTGCCCGGCCCAGTTGGCGGGCAGCTGATACCGCGTCCCCGCCCATGACTTCGGCCAGATCCTTGGATAGCTCCAGAGCCTGGCCGAATGCGTCACCGGTGATCGACTTGAATGTAAGCAGAACGGAGCTGGCGTTCTCGAACTCCTCAACGCTGCCGAGTGTCGCCAGCGCCAGTTCCTGGGACATGGACCGGATTTCGTCCGCTGTGTAACCTGCTGCGCCACCGGTTGCCTCCACTACGGCTTCCAGCTTTTTCATCCGGGTTTCGTATTCCGCAGCCTCAGAGCTGACGGATTTCAGGGTCGCAGCAATGCCACCCAGGGCAGCTCCGGCCGCCACAACCTTGCCGATGTTGGCCCGCAGGCTATCCATCACGCTGGTTGTTTCGTCCGCACCGTCCCGCAGATCTTTGGTGTTGTCTGGGATCTGCTCTTTCCCGGATTTCTCCAGCTCTTTCAGCTCTCCCGACAGGGCGGCGACATTCTCCAGCCCGTCAACGAGAGCCGAAATCAGCAGATTGACGCGTTCGTCATTACCGGCCATGCCCGTTCATTGCCTCCGGTCAGATGATGGCCATTTCACAGTAACGGCTCAGGCCGGCACCGGTGCGGGTATCATCCGCCAAGATGGTCCCGGAAAGGGTCAGCTCTGCGAAATCATCACCACCGTGGCGCTGGAATCCGGACGTGGGAGAGAACTTGGCCCGGAAATATGTGGCGCTGGTGGGGTTCCCGCCGTCCACAGAGTTCAGGCCTTCCCAGCGCAGTTCGTATTCCTGCTGTGATGCAGTGAGGGCCTGGATCAGGTACTGAGGGTTACGGGTGTAACTGACCAGCAGGGTGATTTCCTCGTCTTCATCCGCAAATGAGATATTGACGGGCGCATCTGCAATGCGGATTCCGTGGGGGGTGCGATCGTAGTCTTCGCCCTCAACCAGGGTGACAGGGGATGCGTCATCCGTCTTCACGGTTACCGGCTGGCTGGGGTCAGGAATGTACCGGAATCCCAGGCGGGTTCCAGACCAAGATGTAATCTCTTCATCAGTGATTTCCTGCTCTCCCAGCTGATCAGCGTTTGCCAGGAACGCTGTGCCCAGGTTCTGCGGGGTGATATCGTTGCAAGTCGCCTCAAACGTAAAGGACGATACAGTTTCTTCCACGTCCAGCTCCCCGCCGGATGCATCCTTGTAGTCCTGCCGGGAGCTTCGATCCACTTCGATGGATTCGGTGAAGTCTGTCACGTTCCCCAGTTCAAACGGACGGCCACCGCCGATCGGGCGGAGGATAAAGCGGCCACGGCCCTTGTAGCCGCGTGTCGTAGACTGTAGTGCCATGGTGTCTTCCTCTTACTGTGGTTTTGTCAGCGAGTAGCTGACTGTGATCGTGTGAACGACTCCGGCGATGTTGGAGCCGCCTTCCGGGTGCTGGTAGTCTCCGCCAGCCAGCTCCACGCTCATTGTCCCGGGCATTGCATCGATACTGACCAGCGGGGCCAGTGCCAGGGCGATATCCTCGTCCAGCAGATCCATGACCGGTTCATAATCTTCTGCCGATGCATCGACCAGGCCCACGATTTCAATTTCACGCAGTTTCCTGACGGCCCGGGGCTTTGTTGCGTCATTAGTGTTTGCGGTGGTGCTTACGGAAATCATCGGCAGGCCGCCTGCCTCAATTTTCAGGGATTCGGCCCGGCCACGAACAACGCGGGACCCTGCGTCAGTGTTGAACCCATTGGCTCCGGTAATCGTCTCCAGAGCCTGAATCACGCGATCTACCAACGCCGTTCCTTTTGCCGTCATCACTTAATACCCTTTCTCAGTGCATAGGCCAGCTGGGCCTGGTATTCAGACACCAGATTCCTGCGGATCTCTGGTTTCAGCTCACTGCGCACGCCACGGAACACCTGATCGACAGAGGGGCCATACAGGTGCTTGATATCTTTCTTCCCGCGCCCGGTGCGCACGAATACCCCCATTTCCCCGGAGCCTTGCAGCGGAATCAGAAATGCTTTCCGCATTTTCTTCCGGGCCCCGCCTTTCCTGACGGCCACCGAAACACCGGCCTGCTTTCGTCCGGCGGCAATACCCCGGACCATATCCCCGGCAGAGCCCCGGGCCACCCTGGTCATCTGTTTGGCACCGTACCTGGCCAGCCTGGTCGGGCGTTTTCTGCCACTGATAACGGCCTCTGGTTGTGTCGCCGTCGCCTTTTTCGTGATGGTCAGGTTCTGGTTCACATAGCTGGCAGGCAGTTTTACCTGCTGGCGGATCGCCTTGCTTGCTGCGGTCCTGGTCTTGCTGGCCACCCGGTTCAGGGCACGGGTCTGGGCTGTTTCTACTGCTTTCACCGCGCCTTTCAAAAATCCGGTTGCCTTGGTGACCTGGGTGGCGTTAATGCGGTAACTCATCGCAGCACCAATTTGGCCATTACAGACGGGTCATCGCTGGCGTCCATCTGCTGATCCACCACATAGGACTTGCCTCTGGCAATCACGGGGGCGCCCGGAGTGATCAGCGGGTATTCGTCAATCAATACGCTGATGATTGTCCTGTGCTCCACTGCCCGTTCATATCCAGCCAACTCGACAACCTCGGTCGATACAATCGCCCTGTTTTCTACACCGTCGAACGTGATCGGCTCTCCGAATGCCTCCATGGCAATCAAAGCGGTCTCCCGGGCCAGATCAATTGCCATTCGCACGGCCCTCGATCAACCGGTCCAGCTTGTTATTGATCAGCCGGAGATCGGTTTTCAGTTCATCGAATTTCTTTTCCGCCTGCTCACGGTCGTTTTCCCTCGCCTGCTGCAGCAGGCTGACAGAGGTTTCAACCACTGATATCCGTTCGTCCTGCTTCGACTGGTCCCGGGAGATTGAAACCGCCAGCATGATCACCGTGATGATCACCGCAAGATCACCGTGATGATCACCGCAATGGGTATTCCCTTGTCTACATGCCAGCCACGGCCCGCATTTGCGTGACCTACTTCGACGGCCTGATTCACTGCTGAACCTCCCCTGTCCTCATAATCCGCGCCAACTCCTGGGCCCGGCTGCCAACCTGTTCGGCCCAACGGCTATCCAGCATTTCCCGGGCTGCAGATTGATAATCACGCCTGCCAATGGCCTTCCACATTTTGTGGAACCCCATCAGGCGTCGGAATCCCATGTTGAAACACATGTTTGCCAGAACTGTCTGCCGGATGCTGTCTGTACTCTGGTATTCATCCACTGTTTCCAGAATGATGACGGCCTGATCGATATCGTTGTCCAGCATCAGATCCGCTTCATCCCGGGTTATGCCTATGTCGTCCAGGTTTCGGCCTATACCGATGGTCAGCTTTCCAACGGAATCACGGTATGGGCGGAGCCTTACGCCTTCATGCCGCACCAGTTGCGATTTCAGCAGTTCTCTATCCATTCCCTTCACCAGCTGAAAATGACCTTTATTCAGTGCCCTGCCATCGGCAGGACACTGTAAAACGCCACTCAGGTTCTATGCGCTGAGGCGCACAGAGCCCACAGATGACGGGTTAGCCGCAGATGCAGCGGCATGGCCGATCAGGGTATTGTCTGTGGCGGTGGTGGTCGCCACAGATCCATCCCAGTACACCTCTACGCCTTCACCCCATGCTTCATCGGATGTCTTAGGCAGGCTCCAGACACCGGTACACTGGCCTTCAAATACCTCGCCTTCTGCTGCGTCATGCAGCGCAACCACAAACAGAGCGCCGATCAGATATCCAGATCCGGACTCCACGCCACCGCTCGGCGCTGTCAGGGTCAGGACGTTGCCGGGCTGTACAAAATTCCTCGCCATGATTCTGTCCTCGTATGTCCTGTTAAAGCCGGCCTTACTGACCGGCGTTGGTTACGGCGCCACGGTAATCGACAGCGGACGCGCCGAAGTCCAGGCGGACTTTGTAGCGGGTGCCGTCAACGTCGAAGCCTTCCATCATTTCCAGGTACGGGGTCTGATTACCGTCCAGGAACGACACCTCAATCACCGGAGCTTCATCAGCAGAGGCGAACGCATAATGGCGGGAGCCAGGCACGCGCTGGGTGTCGATGATGTCGCTGAACAGCCCACGGACCTTGTTCGGTTTCTGCAGCTTGCCATCTTTTTCCGGGTCATACTGGGCGTCATTGATCACGCGGGCATTACCACCCAGGCCCATGGGTACCAGAAGTGCGGCAGGACGCAGATCAAGGAAATCATTGCCGCTGATATCCTTCTGGCTGGCCATCAGTACGCGCATCGCCTCGATCGCCTCAACAGACAGGGCTGCACCATTGGAGATGTTTCCGTGGGAGGCATGGAACAGGGTTTTGCCGTCTTCCATTTTCGGTCCG